GGGTACTCATGTTGCGCGGTGTCACGACTCCATGTGTCGCGGGTATTAATCACATCGAGGCGAACACCCCGAAATGAGGCGTCTAACATGCTATCTGACCAGCTCATTGAGGGCTCCCGGTTGGCCCGCGAACAGCCTGAGCCCCATTCACATCATTGACGATTTCAGCCAGCACACGGCCATCAACCTCTAATTTAGAGATGACCTGGATGGGCTGAGGCTTTTGCGCTCGCTGTCCAGCGGACAGGTAGGCAGGTACGCCAAATCCGGCAAGACTATCAGCCGACGAATTAAAGGGATTTGCATCGCCCTCGGTAATATTGGAGGGAACGGAAATGGCTGAGTCTTTTTTGCTGAATCTGTCTTTCGCAATCGCCCAGGCAAAATCCAAGAGGGAATATCCCGAGGTGCCGGTGGATATGGAATCCACTTTCTCGGTCATGTTCTTCTTGGCGAAATCTTCCCGTAATGCCTCTTGCACTGTAGAGATGGCGACAGAACCAGCAGTGATATACAGAGCTGAAACAGCCATGCTGCTGCCCGCTATTTTACCGAGTGTACCAGGCCCACTAATGCCACCGCTGCCAGAGGGGCCAGCACCACCGCCCATACCACCCATGAGGAATCGAAGCCCCGCAAACGCCGCCGCCGCAGCGCCCATCGCTTTAATACCATCTGTCGCACCGACGACAGCGGTAGTGAGCCCTGGGTATTCACGGGAATAATCAGTCAGGTTTTTAGATAATGACCCCAAAATATCGGATAAAGGTTTTATAGCCTCCATCTCAGCAAAGTCTTTCGCATTATTAAATTGTTCTGCTTTAACATCGTTGGCATCAGACATAACAGCGAAATTAATATCACCAGCGCCTTCCCCAGGCTTTAAATTACGTTGCTCATTACTCTTTTTAATAACACCTTGAACGTATTCCTTATTTCCCCGATACCCTAACAGCCCCAAAAGGGCTTGTTGGTCGGCAATGATTGTACCAATTGCAGAGCCTTCCAATATCTTTGACATTGACTCCAGCACTTGTTTTCGTTCTTCGCCTTTGGCTGTTTTTAATTTAGCCTCTAGCTTCTGATAAGCTGGATCATTAGCGACAACTTTATCAACAATTCCCATAAAGGCATCTATTGGATTAATACCTTTTTCTTTAGCGGCAGCAAGACTACCTGGTAAATCTATACCTTTACCGTTGTATTTTATTCGAGCGGCGGCATTTGAAGCATCTTTACTGTTAATTTTAGCGAGCAGGTTAATAACATTGGTACCTGCCTGGCTGCTGGAGCCAGCGGTCGTCGCAGCCCCCTGGTTAACACCTAGCAGCGTTGCATAATCATCCAACCCGCTCATACCCAAGCTTTTAGCTAGAGCAAGTTGCTCTGGTAGGGCTTTAGCCATATCAGGAAGTTCATAAGAACCTTCCTGCCCTCCAACAATACTCATGTTTAGGGCTTTACCAACATCCTTATCCTGGATACCAAAAGATCGCTTTAAAGAAATTACAATGTTAGCCAGGTCTTTTGGATCAGCGCCCGTAGCGGTGGCGTATTTCTGAATAACAGGTAGCAATGTTTTAGCGGAATCCATATCAACAGCACCTGAAGCTAACAGGGTGTCCAATGTGTCGGCAGCTGATTCTTTCGAACCACCGCCTACGGTTACCGCATTTCTGATGACGCCACTGAGTTCTTTTTTACCTTCCTGTCGCCCCTCCACACCCCTCTCAGCGTAGGCTGTATTCGTCATCATGGCTACGCGGCGGTCATAACTCATCTGGTTACGAACCGGTTGAGCCAATACCGCACTGGCGGCAGTAATACCACCCACCACGGCTGCTGCACCTGAGCCCAGCATTCTAGCCCGCTGTAAGCCTGTCATGCTGTGGTTAGCGCCATTCAGTTCATTCTTTAGCCGACTTACTTTATCGGTCATGGCACTGAATGCGCGCCCCTGCTCGTTAGCAGACATCACACCACTGCGGGTTAAGCGAAGATAGGCGGCTTGAGTTTGTTGGATTTCGCGCTGAATATCCCGTTCAGAACGCACACCCAATGTGGATCTGGCAGATGCCTGGCGTTTCAATTCAGCTTGTAGACTACGGGAGGCTTTAATACCCTTTTCAGCACTCTTTGAGTCGGTATCACCCAACTTCTCAGAGGCTTTCGCTGCATCGGCGGTTTGTTTTACCGTATCTTGTAGGGTCTTTTTGAGTACTTTAGAGGCGTTGTCGCGGGCGAATAACGTCAACGCCAGATTGAGTCCACGTGACATTTATCGTCCCCGCTTTTGTCGTTTGGATTTAACCCGCCTGGCAGTGGTTACCTTGTTATTCCCGGCTGACGTTTTCTTGCCATTCAGCCGGGCCAATGCGTCAAGATGACCATCTAACTCGGTGTGGGTCATTGCATTTATTTGTTGCTCACTGACTCCGTGTTTACCGAGGACGAGGGTAATAAGTCGGTATCCGGCAAGGAGCTGTTCGCGGGCAACCGCTTTTTTTTAATGGCGGCAATATGAGCATCAATAATATCGAAATCATCATCGGTTAATTCATTCAATAATAATTCCGTGGTGATATCTTCTTTTGGCATATTTCCCAGGCTAATTAATGCTGACGCTATAATTGCCACTTTATAATACAACTGTGCAGCCGGGCCTTCTGTCGTACCTTGAGAGTCCTGAGTGTCGGTTAATGCGGTAATAGTGTCTTTTACTACCGGCAACCGGATAGAGAACTCACGGTGAATAACATCACCCACCGCGACCCCGAAAACTAAAAGCCCTTGTTCCGTCATTATTCAATTACCTCACGCAGAGCATTCATTGTGATATCAATCATGGCTTCATTATCCACCGTGTATTTCGCACCGGTTTCTGTCGTGAAGCAGTCCAGATAACTGGTGCGTTTACCACCGCTACCATTGAGCGGGTATTGCGTGACTTTGGCATTCTCAATAGCAGCCCAGTCAATGTTGCCATCTAATGGAACGACAGCAGAAAGGCTGAGTTTGTATTCCGCAATGCCCCGACTAAAGCCTTTAGCTCGTCCGGTCTTGTTCATGGTTTTAACTAACTTACGGCCCGTGGTGATATCGACATTCAAGGACGTGACTTCAATTTCCCGCCCGTCGATTTCCAACACAATCGAGCCCACATATTCATCTGCTGCCATGGTGATGGCTCCTACAGTAAGAGGTCAATACGGCCAGCAAAGACATGCAGGCCATTAACGATATCGACAGGGATTGCAGCGTTAAGTCGGTTATCGTCCTGAGAATCTCGCTCAACAATCAGACCAGATTTGTTCGCGCTGACCTCTTCGACTATCTCCAACTCTTCCAGTTTGAGCAGCACGTCTAGCAATTCACTGCGTACCTTTGGCCCCGTTCTGGCGCTCAGCTTGTCGCGAGGGAAGCGTAAGTCGATACGCTCGCGGCAGGCTTTACGCACATAATCCAGGGTGCGAATGGTGGTGATATCCAGTAGGGACACATCCGGCGTTCCTGCAAGGTTTTCGGTATAGGTGCTGATAGCACGGACGATCTGCACGGTATTGCCGGGGCCGACTTCAAACGGAGTTAACCCATTATGCAACGCGTTTTCCTGCTCATTACGCCCTGGGCGGTCAGCAAGTGCGGTCACATCCAGACTGCTCATCACCAGCGTATTGAGTGGCCGTGCCGGGTCTTCTTCACTCGCAATCACCGCCGCATAAGCTGCCGCAATTTGGCCTGGCAATTTTACCGAACCGTTATGCCAGCCCAGTGTGATACGTCCACTGTTGATATCCCCGCTCAGCGTTGTGCCCGTAGATAAAGACTTAGGCCAACCCGCAACACCAATGGCTCCACGTTGTTCCAGTGGCCCACCAACATCATCCAGGTGGTTACGCAACGCCGTTAATGCTTCCGGTGTTGAGTACGGACAAACAAGGATGTTATGGCCAGCAGCAAAGACAGCCGCTAATGCGGGTGCAATATCAGGGTCAACTTCTCCCCCAGCCATGGCAGAGATAGCGGTGGTGACACCCGTCGCCGTGGATTGGGCACGTAACTTGATATCGTTACCCAGCGCACCTTTATGGCGGCAAGTGAGCGTGATAACGCCTGCGGCAGCCACAGCGGTCACCGGTAAGCTGGTCTGACTGGCCATCGCAGCAATCAGATTGCTGGCAATCTCAGTAGGGGTATCTGTCGCGGCTACGGCAGCATCAATGCGAATATTGCCAACCGACAGACTGACCACGCCGCTGGTCGCCGCTGTACCCGTCAGGGTTAAGGTGCCTTTAGCAGCCTGACCTGCTGTGGCATCCGATACCCCGATAATCTGCAATTGCAGATAGCGATTACTGGTAATGGCATCGATGGCCATTAAATGCGCCTGCGAGCCGTAACCAAACAATTCAGCGGCCTGCGTATCTGAAAATACACTGGTGGCCACAAGCGGTAACGCGCTACCTGTTGACAACATCTGGCCGATAATCAAGACCCGTTGCTGATTGCTGGGTAACGAGCGAACCGCCAGCCGGGTATTGAATTCAAAGTATTTACCCGGTTTTCGGATACTCGACGGGATATTGTCAAAAGCAATATTAGGACTGTCCACGAGATGCCTCCGCTTTAGTTTTGGCTTTCGGTTCAACTGCATCGACAACGGTCTCTGTCACCGGCGCATCTTCAGTCGCAGGGGGAGACTTACTCTCCGCCACGATAATCAGGTCACCGGCGGCGATTTGACGCAGGTAATAGGCGGTGTTGGGGACATCTACAGTGTCGCCCACAATGTATTTTCGGGCATTGTGCTGATAGGGAACACGAACCCCTTCAGCCGCTTTAACTTTCAGTATGGTCATGATGAATAATGTCCTCAGCATCCGGTGAGAGTGGGGTCTGCGGGATGTCATAACGAATATGAGTGGTAAGCCAGTCAGCATCCGGCTCGCTTTGGCTGCCCAGATAGCCGTTAAAGATACTGTCAATGGAATCAGCAGGCGGATTAACAACAGGGAATAAGCCATTCTCCAGCGCCTCTTCAATCCAGTAAGTGTCGAACTCGCAGGCGAAAACAGACAACGCCGCATTATCCACTTTGGTGTTAAATAAGGTGCGGACGCGCCCCGGAACTAAATGTGCAATCCTGAGCCCCAAATCCTGACCGGATAACAAACGGCGCACGGCCTCGACCATTTTATAGGTGCCAACCTCTTCCAATCCGGGGCCACCCTGGCGCGTTGCTTCCTCGCTGCGCACGTTACGCTCCCCAACAATCACCACAAAGCGCCCATAGGTTTTGTATTTACGCTTGGTGATACTGGTGTTTTCAGTCTTCTGGATACCGCCGAACGTCACCCAGGCTGCCGGTAAGCGGCGGATAACTTCAGCGGGTTCTGCGTCCATCTCGCCCCCGTAGGAGTGAACACCCTTAACCATTTGGCCCATGCCCTGGCGTAACCGTTCACAAATGGCCTTTTCAGTGAGAGCAATAATCAAAATGCACCCCCATTAGTCGAGTCACGGCCAAAGTTACGACCCGCAGAAGAGAAGCGAATACGTGGACTGGACTCGACCACTTCCCCGTTAGGCAATTTACCCAGGGTAATTTGCCCGGCAGCGACACGCTCCAGATAACGGATAGCATCTTCATAACGCTCGCGGATTTCGTCAGTGCTTTGGGTTCCGGCACCGCATAACAGATAGCGGGTGATATCACAGCAACGGCCCACAAGAATGCCAGGCGTATCTGGCCAAGGCGTTGGATAGCGACCCGCCAGATAACTATCAATCTCAGCACTGGCCTGCATCAGTTTGACGACCATCACATGGTCATCAATCTGACCTGTAAAGTTACGGTCAGTGAGGGCGACACACTCTTTCTCACCGAATGCATCCACCATATTTTGACGAGTCGCATACATGGCGCGTTACCTTATTTAGTCTTCTTGGCGGGGTTAGTGCCTTCGGGCTCTTTGGACTCCGTATCGGGAGCTGGAGTCAGGCTGGCAATCTGCGCGTTGAGAGCGTCAATTTCCTGCAACTGGTCGGCAATGGTGGCGTTAGCACGCTCATTATCTGACTTCAACGCATCAGCATCTTTCGAAAGCTGTTGCAGGCTGTTTTCCAGTTCCCAATTACGGGCCTGTAGCGCTATAACGCTGCCCTTTAACTCGATAATCTGGCCTAATGCCTCGCTTTGGTCTGTATTCGCTGACTGGCCATCAGTCACATGCGACACAACCAGCATGGGCTCAGCCTTGAGCTCAGCGAGAACCGAGGGACTAAAATGACCATCAGCGTAAGTCTGGGTTTTATCGCTGTGGGCCATGCCACAGCGGCGGAAACCATCCCGTTTGGCGGTAATTTGAATCGGCATTATGCAGCCTCCCCAGTTGAGCCATACGCCATCTGCCAGAAGCCGTAACCACCCGCCGCACGCGCTTCAGCACCGAACAGAAACTTCTTGCGCATGAAAACGCTATCGCTGTCGTAGTCCGTTTGTTCAACGAATACTGGTTTTTTACGCTCTTGATAGATAAGCGGTTTGACCGGGCGAGTTGTGTCCAGAAGAAACCACGCAGTATCTGATACTAGCTCTGGAACCACTAATACCTCTGCCGTTCCTTTATAGGTGTTTGGCGTGTTATCAGGGAACCTGTCCGCTGTCATCAGGTAGTTAGCCACATCTTCCAGCGCCGGTGGAACGACCAGGATGGTTGGACGAATTTTGAGAGAAGCACCTTCCTCGTCTTTGAAACTGCGCATCGCCGTACGGGCGGCACCGTAGCTGGCTTGGGCTGCGGCTAAGCTAGTCACAGATAGCCGCTTGGTACCTTTGTTAGAAATGGATGCACCACGCACGGGATGGTCTGTATCAAAGAAGGGTTGACCGTCATAGCAAAGGTTGTAAAACCCTTTACTCAGCAACTCAAACACGATATCAGAAGGTAACTCTGCGGCGGACTGACCGGCGGCAGAGGCTTGCTGGGCATAGCCTAACAGTTGATCGTCTTCAATATGATCACGATCAACTTCAACCGTAGCTTCAAAATTATCGTTGACGACGCTGTAGTTAAAGGCTTCAAGGGATTTTACAACCTTGTCACCAATCCACTTGCGCATTTTTGGGAAGCGACTCAACCAGCTATAGTCGTTTTGCCCGCTGGTTGACGGCACCAGCATGGCCACTTTTTGCCAGTCACTCGGGGTCTGATCAAAGGCATTCTGAAAGGTGGCTTTCAGATTGACGAAGATCTGTTTAACGTTCTTAAAGTTTACAAGCACGGTATTACTCCTTAAATCAGAACCCAAACACCGTCAGAATCAACGATGATCACTTTACCTGCGACAGGACG